CCGTGCGGCATACCGCTTGGCTGACCAGCTTGACCAAGAAGTTCTTGGGTACCTTTCCGGTTACAAACAGTCTGCTCTGCACGCTGCTGGTGACACTGTAAATGACCAAGTAAACGGTACTGTTGCTATCCCTACTGCTGGTACAGATGAATTGCTGACTTCGATGAAGCTCCGCAAAGACTCGTTCGGTAACATCACAACAGTTTCTGCTGCAGATCACTCGATCCCAGTTGCTGCTCGTCTCCCAGGTGCAACTGCCCTGCCGACAGCGTATGCTTCCCCTGTTATGTTGATCAACCGTATGGGTCGTTTGCTTGACCAACAGAACGTTGACAAAGATGGCCGCTGGATCGTAATTGACCCAGTTCTGCTTGAAGTACTCATGGACGAAGACAGCCGCTTCCTGAACGCTGACTTCGGTGACTCCGGTGCCCTGCGCAACGGTCTGGTCATGAACAAGTGGAACGGCTTCCGCGTCTATGTCTCGAACAACCTGCCAAGCGTAGGTAGTGGTGCTGCTACTACAGGTACAACTAACCAGAACACTGACTACGGTGTTATTGTTGGTGGACATGACTCTGCTGTTGCAACTGCTGAGCAGATCAACAAGACAGAGACATACCGTGACCCAGACAGCTTTGCTGACATCGTTCGTGGTATGCACCTCTATGGTCGTAAGATTCTGCGTCCAGAAGCTCTGGTAACAGCTAAGTACAACCTTGCTTGATAGTTAAAGGACTGTAACATGATCAAAGGACTTCCCTCAGACCACCCATCCTACACTAACCGTGTATGTAAGTCCTGTGGGGAGTTCAAGAAGGCCGATCAATTCGGCGTACACAAGCATAAGGCATGTTACGGTGGGTACCAAGCACAGACTAATTGTCTGTCCTGTGAGAAAGACAGGAAGCTACGTAGCCACCTAAAGCACACCTACAACCTTGAGTACGGCGATTACCTTCAGATGGTTTCTGAGCAGGGTAACAAGTGTTATCTTTGTGATGAGGAACCATCAGATGTGTACGGACGTTTGGTAGTTGATCACTGCCATGTAACAGGTGACGTAAGGAAGCTGTTATGTCGGGTGTGCAACGTACACCTAAGTCGCATCGAAAGTAAGCCTGATTACCTTGCTCGTGTTACATCTTACTTAACTAAGCAAGCCTAACTTGGCATAAGACAGTGGGTACCCTAGGTAACTGGGGTACCTCCTTTTGCTAGTCATACATCTTGAAAGGATTCTTAAATGGCTCTCTCCACTTCCCTGACGTCTAAGGCCTATATGGTCGAAAAGACGATTAACCTTGGTACCGCTACTGGTACCGTTGTAGGTCCAGCCGTTGGCGCTGGTACTCTTGTTCTTGCTGCTGGTGTAGAAGTCATCACAGCAGTAGAAGATATCACTACATTCACTGTTGCTGTATCTGATGCTACAACTACCTTCATGGCTGCTACTAGCGTTGACGCTGCAGCTGCTGGTACAATGGTATTCGGTACACAGACACTTGGTATCTCTGCTGATGCAGATACTATTGACGCTGTAACTGTCATCTCTGGCACAACTTCAGGTGCTACTGCTCGTGTATGGGCTATCGTCGTAGACGTAAACGAAGCAACTCGTGACGCTGCTGAAGTAGTACGCGACGTACTGGCTTAATAGCTAACTAAGGGGCCCCTTCGGGGGCCTCTATCCCACTTATTATCAATACCCTCTAAGGAGGTTATTCATTATAGGATTAGGAGACGTTAATGTCCACATACGTAACACTCGTCAATCAGCTCCTAAGACGCCTTAATGAGGTGGCTCTTGATGCAGCTGGTGATGGTTTCACAACAGTAAAAGGAGTTCAGGCTTTAGCTAAGGACTCTATCAACAGCTCTATTCGCCGTATCTTACAAAATGGGCACGAGTTTCCATTTCTTAAGACAACGTATACACATACACTAACAGCTCTCCAGCGTGAATATAGCTTCCCTTCTGACTTCTCAACTGTTGACTGGGATTCTTTCTTTCTTAAGGTTCACACCTCTGAGGGTAATGAGCCTCGCTTGCTTAAGCCTATTGCTTACGAAGAGTACCTAAGCTCATACCGGGTTTCGGATGAAACAAACACAACTGGTGATTCCCCAATCCTGGTGTACCAGACCTACGAAGAGAAGTTTGGTGTATCTCCTCCACCTAATACAGACTATCAAATAGAGTACGTGTACTTCGCGTACCCTAACGATCTGACAGCGTATAACGATGTAGCTATTATTCCTTCTCGGTTTGACCACATCATTGTCGATGGTGCTATGATGTACCTGATGCGCTTCCGTAGTAATGACGCCCAATCCCAGATTCACCAAGCCAACTTCGAGAATGGTATCAAGTCTATGCGTAACCTCCTGCTAGACGATAAGCTTCGTGTACGTTCTACTGTTATCGAGAGATCAAACTTACCCCGAGGCTTCTCAGGTGTAGCTAATGCCTGATAATCTAAGATCCTTTAAGGTATCATGTAAGGGTGGCCTAAACACTAGCCGTGACCTTCTCTCTCAAGGGGAGGTTAAACCTGGTTCAGCTATTGCCATGATTAACTACGAGCCCGCCCTAACTGGTGGGTACCGTCGTATTAGTGGCTTTTTGAACACCTACGGGACCGTCCCCGGCACAGGTGCTGTACTAGGTGTAGCTGTAGCCAACGGTATCAACAGCGGTATCTTGGCGTGTCGTACACCGTCAGCAGGTACTGACTACTTACACTACTGGGATGGGGCTGCTTGGCAAGCTGTAACCACAGCGGGCTCTCCGACAATGACAGGTGTTACTAAGGTTCGTTTCACACGGTTTAACTTTGGAACTCCTAAAGTTATCCTGACGGACGGTGTTAATCCAGCTTCCACCTATGATGGAACAACTTATACTCAGATCGCACATGTACAAGCCCCTTCAAGCCCTCGGCTAAGCATCGAGTTTAAGAACCACATCCTACTCGCAGGTGACCCTACTGAGGATACCAACGTTTACTTCAGTGCTCCTTACGATCCTACTGACTTTGCTTCAGGTAATGGAGCTGGTGTTATAAACGTTGGCTTCCCTGTAGTAGCTATGAAGCCTTTCCGGGATGCTCTGTACATCTTTGGTATCAACAACATCCGTAAGCTAACAGGACTTGATGCTTCTGACTTTAAGATAGAAGTCGTTACAGATAATCTAGGTTGCTTGGCTACTGACAGTGTTATGGAAGTAGGGGGTGACCTACTCTTCTTATCACAGGATGGCCTTCGCCCAGTAACAGGGACCGACCGTATCGGTGACGTTAACTTGGAGACAGTCTCTAAGGATATCCAGTCTATCATTACAGGTGTAGTTCTTAGGTTGGACCTTGATGCTCTAAACTCTGTAGTAGTGCGCTCTAAGTCTCAGTTTAGACTTCTCTTTGGCGCAGCTGACAGTCAAGGGATTATAGGTGCTCTTAGACCAGGTGAGTCTGGTATTGAGTATGAGTACGGTCAGCTACTCGGTATTGAGGCTACCTGCGCCTCGAGTGGATACATCGGTCAGACTGAGTTTGTAATACACGGGGATTCAGCAGGGCTTGTACATAAGCAAGAGGTTGGTACATCCTTCAATGGGGAACCTATCTTTAGTGCATTCCAAACACCATTCTTCCACATGGAAGACCCTGAGGTGCGTAAAGTTGTATACAGCATTTCAACATACTTACGTTCAGAGGGGACTAGTGATATTGTACTTGGCGTTGAGTACGACTACCAGACCCCTGACGTGCTAAGCCCTACTGACTACAATCTACCTATTGAGGGTGTAGCAGCTTATTACGGTGAAGCACTGTACGATTCTACAGCCATCTTTGACGGCAACCCTTCCCCAGTGTTTAGAACAAACGTAACGGGGTCAGGTAAATCAGTATCTCTAAGGTACGTGACTAACGGAATAGAGGCATCCCATACTATCCAAGGGGTTGTCATAACATACGGACTAGGAGATAGACTCTAAATGGCAGGTTATACCAGACAGTCAGTCGCTGACATCATCGCTAGTGCAGTTATTCGGGCTGCGCCAGTTAATGCTGAATTTAATGCAGTGCGGGATGCTTTTGCACAGGCCACAGGTCACACTCATGACGGCTCAGCCTCTGAGGGAGCTTACGTTCCTCTTATCTCAGACACAAGTGCTTTTAATAAAGTAGTAGTTGACTCCACAAACAACCGCATTAGCTTCTATAGTGATGTATCATCCGTAGCAGTTGAGCAAGTGCGTATTGAAGACGGTGTCTTTGTTCCTGTCACAGATAACGATGTGGACCTTGGATCAGCTTCTGCTGAGTTTAAGGACTTGTACTTAGATGGTATTGGTTACATTGATACTCTAGCTGTGCACGAGAATGCTACAGTAGCAGGTACTCTAGCTGTAACTGGCCTCTCTACTCTTGCTAGTGTTGATATTGATGCAGGTACAATTGATGGTACGGCCATTGGTTCTACTACTCCAGCTGCAGGTGCCTTTACAACACTATCGTCTACGACAGGCATCGCCTCCAACCTTATACCTTCAATTGACTCCACATACACACTTGGTGACGCGTCTAACTACTGGTCTTCAGCACATATAGATGCTATTACAACTACAGGTAACGTGACAGTAGGTGGTGCCCTCTCCGTAACTGGGACAGCTGACTTCACTAACACAACCCTAAACAACGTGAGTGACCCTACCACAGCCCAACAAGCGGCTACTAAGGCCTACGTTGACGCTCAGGTGTCTGGTCTTGTCGATGCTGCCCCAGGTGCCTTAGACACGCTCAATGAGCTTGCAGCAGCTATTGGAGACGATGCTAGCTTTAGTACGACTGTCACAAACAGTATTGCAACCAAGCTTCCCCTAGCTGGTGGTACAATGACAGGTAACATCGCCTTGGGTGGTTACCTCATAAACGGTGCAGCCTTAACACCTACTACAGCTTCTGAGCTAACTTCTAAGAGCTACGTTGATAGTATCCTGGGGTCAGCCACTGCTGCCTCAGATACCGCCGCCGCTGTTGAGGCTACCTATGACGCCTTTGATGACCGTTACCTAGGTAGCAAGACATCTGCGCCTACATTAGACAATGATGGTGACACACTCCTGACTGGTGCGTTGTACTGGGATAGCACTTCTGGTGGTTTGTATGTCTGGAACGGTGCAAGCTGGGAGATTGCAGGTCAGCGTGATGAGTTGCTACAGGCCATCGCAGCCACCAAAACAGTCACAGCCGTTGACGTATTCGTCTATGACACCTCAAAGGACTCTGACGGTGGTGCATGGCGCAAGCGCACACAAGGCACAAGCTGGTACAACGAGACGCTGGACACCAGTACCCGTGGCTCTCGCAAAGAGTTCCCTGCGGTTGCTGTGATTGTGGCTGAAACAAACAAGATCACGATCTATGATGGCGATGATCCAAGTCTGCCGATGTGGATGGTGTTTACCATGACCAGCGCGGATAACGCTCTTTCTGGACTAAGCGGTATTACCAGTGTAACGGCTAGGGATGGTCTTATCTTGAGGGGCAGTACACCAACTCAATCCTATGATCTTGTTGGCCTGCACTTCTTGCATGATGGAGCCGCTCGCATTGGGACGACCAGTATTTATGGTCCGTATAAAGGTAACATCGCAGAGCGAAATGATGCCAAGGCTTACAGCAACCTAGTTCCAACATTCTTTGGTTCTGGCGTGATCGTAAACCGCCAAGTCAACGACGTAGCCATGACCGTCCTGCCAGACGCCCCGATTGACTCTGCGACTGGGCTTCCTGTACCTACGATTGCAGCGGCGACTGATGGTGGCGTGAGTGTGATCAAGGATGATGGGACGGTTGTAAATCGTTCGGATGCAAAAGGCGCAACCGGAGGGCAGTTTTTAACTAGCAACAATTACTACTATAGCAATAAAAGCCCTTATAATCTTGCTCAATTTGTCATGCTGACCCCAGATTTCACTTCAGCGGTTCAGGTTTCGGCTACGACTGAGGATGGCGTGTATCGTCAATTCGTTCAGGCTAACGATGGGACAACTGCCCCACTAAATAGGGCAAATGGCCTTGCCTCTGGCGGGAGTGGCACCGTAGGTGGCTCTATTAAGGGGCTAAAAGTTTGGGATTTTGGCGTCAACCAAACCAAATCTTCGTTAACAATGGCTGT